TGTGTTAGTATACAACGGAGGAGCAGCAATCGCTGCCCTTTCTGCGCTTGCTGCTGCCGCAGGGCTTGCAGCTGGTCTTTCTGGCATTGGTATTGGTATTACCTCACCTGGCGGAAGCACTATTGGCGGAGAAGGTGGCAGAGGAACTGGTTCTCCTGGTGACAACTCTGTACAAATCTGCGATTAAATGGCACTCTACGGAAAATCTATGGGCTACAAGCCCGCCCGTCCTAAGAAAACTCGTCAAGGCAAGTCTTCTAACACTAAACTTTCCTCATCTTCACGCAACAGCGCTGGGAAAGCGTACCGTGGTCAGGGTAAATGAGACCTGAAACCCGCGAAGCGATGGAAAAGCTCTGGTCTGCCAAATGGAATCTTCCAAAAGCGGCAGTCCATTGCGGTCTCACTAACAAAGAAATGAAAATTACGTTCAATGAGTACTGTGCTTTCCATCCACCTACCTGGAAATTAGATGCAACTAGTAATTAACCTACCGTCACAGAAAGTCTGGGTCCGAAAAGAATATCTTCGAGACCACGTAGACGGACACGGTGAGTTTGTTGAGGGCGTCTGGGTATCGGCTAAGTCGATTCCTGGGCGTGCTTTTTATTTTGAGACATATTTACCAGAATATGGCGCTCTTTACGACAAGCTTCCGATCAGTGCCTTCGTAAGTCGTCCCGAAACACCGGCTCCAGACCTAGATTTACCGAATTTGCAGTTTTGGAACTGTATGGATTACGGTGTAAGAGTAATTGAGAAGCAATTTATCGCTTCTATGGACATTTCTTGCTGGACACGCAACTTTGGAGAGATGAAAGGGCAGTATTTGTTCACTTTGGACAACTATCACTCTGATTGTGACGTTACAAACACCAATGTGAGCGAAAATCCACAAGAACATAAGTCCCATAACTGTGTTGCACTCGAAAATGGGCAATTTGCGCTCTATCCAAACAATAGAATGCGTGTTTATGACCTTTCGATCACTCCAGACACACCCAAGACACCTGATTTCAAGGTTTCGACTCGATACTACCAAGTTGAGAACGGAGTGAGATGGGGTAGACTTGGTGATACTGATGATTACTTCTGGAAAACGCCAGAAGAGGAGCAAATAAATAAAACGTCGGGATAGGAACCCCGTAAAAAGTTCTCCTGCAAACCATTAGGAGACGATTGATGTCCATTCCAAGAAAGACACCCGTAGATTATGGTGACGAATTCATAAAGAAAGGGATGGTGCTTATCACCGACCCGAAAAGTGACCGATTACTGGCTAGAAAACCGAAGAAGACTGAAAGGTCCGAGAACTAATATACATACTAAACAACCCTTAGTACAATGCCCAAGGCAGTTAACTTTAAGGACGTATCCATATCATTGGGTATGAATCCTGTAACTGAAGATGTGCTTGTGACAACGGACGAAGCCGCTGTCAAGAGGGCGTTGTACAATATTATTATGACACGAAAGGGGGAGAGATTTTTCAAACCCGATCTTGGTAGCAACATTGCTAATTTGCTGTTTGAACCATTAGACGCAGCAACCGCATCTCTTATTAAAGAAGAGATCGAATATGTCATCATTAAGTATGAGCCTAGAGTAAGGCTTTTACGTATTGACGTTGATGCTAACTATGACCGTAATGGTTTTGAGGTTGCTATTGCCTTTGAGATCGTTGGTATCGAAACTGACGTCGCGGTCAGAGAGGTGGATTTCTTCTTAGAACGAACTCGATAAATGTCTTACATCCAAGTTGCCAATTTAGACTTTAATGATATCAAGCAGTCGCTCAAAGAGTACCTGCGGTCCAATAGCGACTTTACTGATTACGATTTTGAAGGTTCGACCCTCTCGACCCTGTTGGATGTGCTCGCCTATAACACCTACTATACGGCGTTTAACGCCAATATGGTAGTTAATGAGGCTTTCCTTCAATCCGCCACTCTCAGGGACAATGTGGTGTCTCTGGCTAAGCAGATTGGGTACCTTCCGAAGTCTGCTGTCGCTCCAACAGCATTAGTTTCGTTATCTGCTGATTTTAGCTCTGAACAAGCAATCCCAGAAACAGTCAAACTGCCTAGAGGATCGCAGTTCTTGACAACTATCAATGGTACGACCTATTCTTTCATCACAGCGAAAGATTATGTCGCTTCTGTTGACTCTAATGACAATGCAACCTTTACTGAGATTCAAATCAAGGAAGGTAACTATGTTCTAGAGACATTTACATATAATGCAGCGATTGCTCAGCGCTTTATTCTTAGAAATGCGAATATTGATACCAGTACGCTGAAGATCACTATTCGTGATACTGTAGGAGATACCAATGCAGTTGAATATCGTCTTGCTGATGATATTATTGGTTACGATGGCACTTCCAACGTGTTCTTCCTCCAAGAAGGAGAAGATGAGCGATATGAGATCATCTTTGGAGACGGGATCCTTGGTAGAAAGCCCCAAACCAACAATTACATCGAAGTAAGTTACATCACAACTAATGGTGCTGATGCTAACTCAGCAAAAGTCTTCTCATACGGTGCTGTATTAGAAGATGCAGTAGGAAACTCAAATTATTCACCCATTGTCACTCTGACAACGGTACAAGCGTCATCTGGAGGCGAAGAACTTGAAGCGATCGATAGTATTAAGCGAAATGCTCCGCGATTTTTCAATGCACAAAATAGAGCCGTTACTGCAGATGACTATGAGTCCATTATCCGTCGTATTTACCCTGCGGTTGCTGACATTGTGTGTTTCGGTGGAGAGGACGCTTCTCCTCCTGAATACGGAAAAGTCAAAATCGTCGTAAAACCTTCGTTTGCTGTGGCTCTGTCGCAGTATACTAAGAACTTGATCACTACAGAGTTAAAGAAATTCTCTGTGGTGTCTGTGACACCTGAAATTGTCGATCCTTCGATCATTTACGTTGAGTTAGACTCTAGGGTCTATTTCAACCAGTCTCAAACGACTCTCAATGAGTCTCAACTGAAGGCTGAGGTTGTCAACTCCCTCACATCATACCGTAGTACATCTGATCTAGAAAAATTCAATGGTCGTTTTAAGTATTCTAGGGTTGTCGGCATTATTGATGCTACAGATAACTCGATCACGTCAAATGAGACATCAATTAAGTTACGTAAGGATTTCAACCCAGTCCTCAACACAATTACGCAATACGAGATCTGTTACCAGAATGTGATCAAGAGTGGCTGCGAAGAATCCTCTGTTTATAGCACTGGATTCATCGTTGCCGACTATCCTGGTGATGTCGTCTATCTTGCAGACGACCAAAAGGGTAATATGTACCTGTACAAGATTGACCCGACTACAAAAGACCGTTTTATCCTGAATGCCCAGATTGGTACAGTTGATTACCTCAAAGGAGAGGTGATGCTGAATCGGTTAAATATAGTCAAGGGAACTTATAGTGATGAAAGGATCGAGCTTCGTGCTCTTCCGAAGAATAAAGACATTTATGCTTTGAGAGAAGCATATCTAAGTCTAGACCTCACAAGTAGCGTCTTCCTAATCACCAAAGAATCGTTAATCTAATAAATGGCAGGTCCTAATCTCTCCGCACTGATTGAAAGTCAGTTACCAGATTTTATTGTCGAGGATTATCCCCTCGTCACAAATCTCCTGTCGAAGTATTATGAGGCTATCTCCATTAGTGAGGGTCCTCAAGACATTATTAACAACTTTGAGAAATATCTCGACGTTGATACATTTGCACCTGAAGTTTTAGTTAAAACTTGTAAGCTGCAGCAAGAGATTGCTAATGGTAGCGACAAGATTGATATTCTTGTCGATAGAACAGATGGATTCCCTGATGCTAACGGTCTGATAATGATCGATCAGGAAATTTTCCTGTATACGACAAAAACGACCACAGAATTCAAAGGATGTATTCGTGGTTATAGTGCAAGGACAGAGATTGGTGACCTCTACACTCCTGCCAACTTTATTGAAAGCAATACACAAATCCACAAGCAATTTGCTGAGGTTAGTAACCTGAGCAACCTGCTTTTGGCTGGTTTGATCAAGCAATACGAGGAACAGTACACTTCAGGCTTCCCGTATCAGTATCTTAAGGATCAAACCAACAAAAACCTGTTGGTTAAGCGTATCAAGGACTTCTATAAAGTCAAAGGTACGCCACAATCGCTGGAATTCATTTTCCAGATTCTATTCAGTGTTAGACCTGATATTATCTACCCGAAAGATAATGTTTTTAAGGCATCTGAGTCTGGATGGAATAGTAAAGAACTTTTACTGGTCGAAGCGATCTCTGGAGACATCAGACAGATCGTTGGTAACTCAATTACCCAAACTCCCGACCCATATAACCCAGAACTGAAAGAAGCAACTGCTATTATCGACAATATTGTCGGTGAACCATATCAAGGCAGCCTTCAGTACACTCTGACCATTTCTCCTGGCAGTAAAGTCGGAGAATTTGCTATTGCCCGTCGTTCTTTCCTGATGACGGAGGTTTCACCGAATGCTGGTCGTGGTGATCGCATTGATGTGTTCTCTACAATCGGATTTCCAGAAAGAGACGGTCGTTTGGTGATTGGCGAAGAAGAAATCACCTACAGCACCAAAACATCGACTCAATTTGTCATTCACGAGCGTGATGCTGGCAGAGAAGTCAAGAGACAGTTCACCCATAAGAAAGGTGTGCGTTGTTTTACTAAAAACAACCTCCAAGGCGAATATGTTGACGAATTTGGTATTACCAGATATGTGAAGCTTCGTATTTACGGTCTCGTCGCTGGTTTGACCTCTGATGGTATTGAACCAGAGACTTCTGCTGGTCTTGAGTACGATGAACAGGCTGAGAACTACTTTGATGTAGAAACTGGCGGTATTCCTTATGTTCAACTCGACAATATGATCGAGTTTAAGTCATCTGGATTTTTTGACACTCTTCCTCTTACTAATGAGTGGATTATCAACCAAGATGCTACTAAGTTAGCAGCATTTGATGATACTAACGTTGGTACACTTAATATTAAGGATAAACTGCAATCTAACGTGCAGGCTATCTACAGAGATGACGAAAATTACTATATTGCTTCTTCTGGTTTCCCGTCTTACCCTGTTGGACCGTTTGACAACACCAGAACACCTCAGGATCAAAGGCATCTGAAAATTCTGCCCAGAACTCCTGTCGAGGCTTCTACAAAACCGTATAGTGACGCTAAAGAAGTTGGTTTACTTGTAAATGGTGTCTCACTGTTAAATCACAAGTCTCAAAACGGTATTGACTTCGGTAGTGTCGAAAAAATCGAAGTTACACGTTCTGGTAGAGGATATACTGTCCCACCGAAGGTTAACGTCGAAGGAGACGCCACTGCAACCGCTTCTATCAACGGTTTGGGTGAAGTTACATCAGTTACCATCACAAACCCTGGTGCAGGGTATTCTAGTGCCCCTGAGGTGACATTTACCTCTGGTACTGGTGGTCAATTCATTGTAACTATCCAACAGGGCGAAATTGCAAGCATTGCACTTGCAATTAACTCTCAGGCTGAGATTATTGACGCTGGTCAAGATTATACCGAAGAACCGAACGTCTTTATCTTCGATTCTAGCGGAAAAGGCAAAGGTGCTCTGTTTACTTGCCAGATTGATACTGCTACTGGTCGTATTACTGGATTTACCAAACTTTCTGGTGGTTTCGATTATCAAGAGTCTACAACCACTGTTACTTTGGCACCAAAGAGTTCTGCTGCCGAAGCAACCGCTAGTTTGACCCGTTGGCGCTTCAATTCTTATCTTGAGAAGCAAGTAGACAATGGAAACGCTTCTGGTATCGTCGAAGAGGCAAATGACGCTAATTTTGGATTTACTTATGGTCATATCATTGCCCCGACTTCTCTGAAGATCCAGAGGAGCGATAACGTCGATACTCAG